CCAACGTTGCAACGGCCTTACCTGAGAATGACAGTCCATCAACGATTGCTGTGGTTACAGCGGTCGCTGCATCAATGAGTTTCGGATCAGACAGAACACGAGCAAGGTCTTGCACCGCCTCCTTTGTGGTTCCTGCCAACCCAGCTTCACCCATGGCGACAAGTAAATTGTCTATAGTGTCTCCAAGGTTGGAGAACGCGCCGTTCAGCGTGTCCATCTGCTCGTTCATGGCGCCGGCAAAGGTGGTGTTGCCGATGTCGAGCAGGTACTGCTGGATCGCCTGCGAGTTGTTCTTGACCGTGGTGGTCACTCCCTGGAAGGTGAACGATACCTGGTCACCCTGCTGGCGCGCCTTGATGCCGAACTCCTTGAGCCGCTCGAACTCGCTGGTGGACGCGTCGGCCACCGCCTCGATCATCTGGTTCAAGTCCTTGCCCATCGCCGATGCCGTGTTGCCGTAGGACATCAACGATTCTTCTGATGGGTCGAGGCCCAGCGCCTTGAGCTTGATGAAGCTCTCTGTGAGCTGCTGCACCGAGAACGGTGTGTCACTCGCCATCGCCTTGATCATGTTCATGGCGCGGGTGGCTTCTACCTGCGAGCCGGTCACGGTCTTCAGGCTGGCGTTGAGCTTTTCGAACTCTGCGGTGGTGGAGATGATCTTGGTGCCGAGAAAAGCCGCGCCGGCGGCAATGGCGGCGATGCCGACCTTTGCCGCGGTGAGCTTTTTGCTCAGCGAGCCGGTGGAGTTGTCGAGCCCGTCAACCTCCTTGCCGACCCCTGCCAGCGAGGCCTTGACCTTACCCTCTCCGTCGGTGGTCAGCTTGATCTGCAGAATGTCAGTTCGTGTCGTCATCGCTCTGATTCGCGTCGAGGTTTATAGTCTCTCTCTCCATCGCCTGCAGCAGGCCGAAGTGCTCAGGCTGGAGGCTCATCCCGCGCAGCCGTGCCGCCGCCTCGACCCCCTGGTAGTCCAGCCCGGTGCGCCAGCCGCGCGGGTTGCGCCGCCACTGTGTCTGCACTGCCAGGAACAGGTGCAACACCTCGTCGCACTCCTCCAGTAGCTCCGGTTCGTTGCAGCGCCCGCAGCGCCCTTCGTGACCGTTTACGGTGCGGCAGTCGTTACAGTAAGCAGGCCCGCCGCTCGCCGCCCAGCGGACCCACTCGATCAGTTTTTTGCCGCGGCCACTCCGGCGTTTGCCTGCGCCAGCGCCCGTGACAGCGACACCTCGAACCAGCCGTGTTCCAGCAGTGCTTGCAGGTTCTCTCGGCTGTAGGGGATCGGCGCGCCGGTCTCCTCGTCCAGCAAGACCTCGTTGCGCCAGTCCTTCACCCGGTCGAGCATGTACTGTTCGAACGCCGCCTCGTCCAGCTTCACCGCCTCCCTGGCCTGCGACTTGGTCGGCACGACCAGTTGCATCTCCATCTCGAACGTCTCCACCTTTCCGCCATCCATCGGGATGCGGATGGAAACCGGCCACCAGATGGTGCGGCCTGCGCGTGATACGGTGTACGCCATGGTCTACCTCGTTGTTTTGTGTTGTGGTTACGGCGCGGAGACCGCGTTCTTCAGCGTCACGGTGAGCGCGCTGCTGCCGTAGCCCGTGAAGCTGAGTTTCACGCGCACTCCGAGCGGCCCCTCCACCGGCGGGCTGCTGCGCTTGTACTTGAGCGCGCCCACAGCAAAGGAGATGGATTCGTTTCCGCTGGAGCCGTCGCCGTCGCCGCGCGACAGGATCGCCTCGATGCTGCTCTCGGTGTTGTTGATCGCCTTGGTCATCTCGGCCATGGAGTCGAAGAAGAAGGTACCCTCTCCCTCTACCTTCACCGGGCCGCCGAGCATCTGCGTGCGTGCGCCGCTGCCGCCGGCGGCATAGCCGTCTTCGTCAAGCTCGCGGCTCGCCTTGATGCTCAGCGCGGTGATGCGGGTGTTGGCGCTGCCGCCCTCCTTTGCGCTGAACTCGTGCACGGAGAACGGCGTGCATCCCAGGTCGGTGATGGTGGCGTCGTGCGCGTCGTCGCTGTGCGCGGAATTGCCGGCGCCCCTCAGGTCGAAGCTGATGGCGGGCTTGGTCTTGCCGCCCGCCTCCAGCGTCATGCCGGCCACGCGCAGCCCGCTGAACAATTCGTAGCGTCCGCCGGTCGGCGCGTTGCTGCCGTTGTCGCGCTCGCCGATCAGGCTGTAGGCGGGCACGGTGCCGATGGTGTAGGTGTGAACGTAGGGGTCGGTGCCACTGGTGCTGGGCGCGCCGAACAGGTGCTTAAGCAGCTTTCCGACGGACTCCGCGCAGCACTTCACCGGCAGCGCGCCTGCCGCATCGTGCAGGCCGGGCAACGGCTCCTCGTCGTACAGGGAAAGCCCTTCGTTTGCCTCCAGCTCCTGGGTGGATACCAGGCCTGGCGCTCCGCCCAGATGGACCTTCACCAGATCCGCCGAGGCCTGCCCGCCTGCGTAACTGTCCTCATCCCCAATGGCGAAGCTGATCTCCGCGCCGACTGGATTACCCATCACTCACCCCCTTTGGTCTGTTCCGCATCGTCTGCAATGACGGGGGCGCTGTTCACGTACTCGAACCCCTTCACCTTCACCAGACGCTCCGCTTCCTGCTCGTCGATATCCTTGCCGACCTCGTAAACCTCGCCGGCCTTGAACCGGCCCACCGCCTTGATGCCGGACTTGGCCAGGCGGATACGCTTTCCCGATTGCTTTGCCATCTTTCCTACCTCGTGATCTGAATCTGCGCCGTTACCGTGAAACCGATGGAATGGCGCGGATGGTTGTAGCCGAGATCCGATTCCACCTTGCTCACCCAGGCGGCGAACACCGAACCGTTCAGCCGCCCGTTGTTCATCACCGCCTTGATCACCAGTTCGGCGAGCTCGTGCTTCAGGTCGAAGGCCGTCTCCTCGCTGGTGTGGTGGAACACCACCGAGCCTTTCATCTCGTGCGGCCCCTCCTGCACCTCACCGGCCACCTCAATGGCGCTGGAGAGGTCGCCCATCTCCAGCACCAGCGCCGGCAACTGGCGAACATCGATCGCCTCCACCTCGCGGTTGCCCTTGAGCACCTTCAGGCTCGCGCCGCTCTTCACGCTGGCCGCCCAGGCCTTTACGTCGGCATCGCCGGTGATCACGTTGGCCAGTTCGGTGTAGGCGGTTTTCAAACTCATATCGCAAAGGCCTTTCTGACTTCACCCGCCACAATGCCGCTGACATCAACTGCCTTTACCGCGTCGTCAAGGAATGGTCGAGGACCATATTTCTCCGATGAACCGCGCCCGTCATGAATAACGAAGGCATACTCTGCTGTATTGAATACGGCAGCTTGCTTGTGGCCCTGAACGGCCCAGCCTGAAGAACCGCGAAGGTGCCCTCCGGTTTTCTTTCCGCCAGCCTTCTTGCTGTGAACTGGTACCGGGTAGTTACCGACAATCGGCGGCCCGGAAAGTCGTTTTATCTGTTCGCCGTCAACAGACTTTGCGCTTTTACCCAGCCCTCGCTCGAGCGCCTTATTCAACGCGGCGATGCGCTGCGCATACTTGCGCGCCAATGCTGCCGCGTTGCTGCTTGCCTTCACGAACTCACCGCGTCATACAGCCCCGACTCGTTCACCCCGCAGGCGATGCCGCCGGCGCTTTCGGTAGTCAGGCTAACGCCCATCGGCATCAGGTAGGCGTCCGCCTGCGCTTCCATCTGCCGCGCGTTTTCCAGCGCCCGGCTGCCGATGGTCTCCGCGCCGCTTTCGCCGCGACCCTTCACCACCTGGGTGCGCTCGAAGATCTCGATGCGCCGCCACAGTTCCGCCGCGGTGAGGTACATCTCCGCGTTCTTCAGGCGCATAAACGCCAGTTGCTGCGCATCGGTGCCGCTGCTGCTGGCCGCGTCGTAGGTGCTCGCGCCGGCCAGCGCACGCACCCGCAGCGCCACATCGTCCAGCGGCCCCTGCAGGTAGACGGAAAAATCCGCCGGCGTGCCGAACTGTTCGGCAACGAACCCAAGCGAAACAACGTGTGCTACAGTGGCTTTACTCATGCGTCAATCCTGTAACCTGCCGTGCCGTGTGTCGTCCGATACGACGCACACTGTAGGAGCGGCGTCCCCGCCGCGAACATCGCAACGCCACTCCCGCGTTCAATAAAAAAGCCGGCAGCGCGTCACCACACTGCCGGCCTTTCGTTACCCGTCGGCGTCAGCCTTAGGACGGAGTAATGCGGCGCACCTGGCCGGTGTTGCCGATGCCGGCATTCCAGCGACCGGTGTAGATGTGCGCATCCACGCGGCGGAAGGGATCGCGCCCGAACTCGGCCCCCAGCTCGTCCCACTCGGCCAGCACGATGTCATGGCCGGGAATGCACAGGTACATGCTGGCGGTGGTGATCTTGCGGGTCTTCACCGGCGTGATGTTGAACTCCAGCTGGTTGCCGGAGTTGTTGTCGTTCGGCAGGGTCAGATCGCTCACCAGCGCCTGACGCACCAGGGAGGCGCGGCGATGGTTGTACATCAGCGCAAACTGCGGATTGTCCGGCAGGCCGAGCTCGTCGCCCACATCCTCGAGGATCTGCGCGCAGGCGTTGTTGATGGTGGTGATGAGATCGGTACTCCAGGTCTCATTCACCCCGGAACCCAGCGCGGTGAACAGCGCCGCCATGGTGGTGGCCTGCTTGTCGCGGTAGATGCTCGGCGCGGTTTGCAGGTTCTGCTCGAAGATGCCGTAATCGTCGAAGCGCTTGGCGTCGTCGTCGATACCGATCGCACCGCCCCAGGTGATGCTGCTGAGGGTGGCGGGGGTGCCGCCGCTGACCTTGCGGATGCGCGCTTCCTGGCCTTCGCGCAGCTGCTCCACCACCAGGGCCTGCGCACTCACGCTGGCGAACTGGTAGGTTGGGTTCTTGCTGCCGCGCTTGTCCGCGTAGCGGAACAGGCTGAACACGTCGCTGTCATCCTGCGGGCCGTAGAAGTTCACGTCCACATCGGGACGATCCGGCAGGCTGCCGGGGAGGTGCCCGGGGCGGGTGAACTTCATTCCGTAGCGATCCGCGCCGGCCAGCGTCACCTTGTCGTTGGCGGCGCGCAGGTCTTTGAGGTAGCCGTCCATCGCATCGGCCAATTCGCGGCGACCGCCGTCGGTTTTGTAATCCGCCCCGGCCCACTTGATGCCGGAGCCGATGCCGTTGGGGTCGCCGTGGCCACCGCCAAAGGTATTCATAGTTGCTGCTGCCATGTCAGACTCCTCGTCGTCCGTGTGTCAGTTAATTGCGCAGGTCGATGTAGGCCGCGGTATCTGCCGATGCGGCCGCCTTGGTGAACTTCCCGCACAGGGTGTTGTCGGTGGACACGTTGGTGAAATTCCCCTCCGAGTCGTCCCAGTAGGCGGCATCGCCCTCGGTGATCGCGGTGGCAGCCACCTTGGGCACTTCCACATCGGTCGCTTCGTAGATCCATTCGCCGTCAACGCCCAGGGCGATGTCGGCGTAAGCGATCAACACATTGCCGTTCACCAGCAGAATGTCATCCACCGTGGCCGCGGCCGCCGGTGCGTGGGTCAGGGTTTTTACCCGATGGCTCGGGCAGCGTACAACAGCGCTAGGCATGATCCTCTACTCCTCTGTTCTCGTCCGTGTTACTGGCTCAGGCCAACGGCCTTGTGGGTCACGCTCTTGTCGCGCAACCCCTTGCCGCCCTGGTCGCCTTCCGCGCCGGTGGCGTTCGGGTCGCCGCCCTCGATGCTGCCGCCGGTGCTGGTCTTGGCGTAGGCTTCCGCCTCCTTCTTCAGCATCGCCAGCGGCATGCTCTTGTAGAAGTCCTCGGCGCCTTTCACCTCTTCGTTGGTGTCGCCAAGCATCTTCATGTGGCGCTTGCCGGCGATGATGGTATCCACCAGCGACTTGCGGTACTCGTTGCCCGCCTCGATGGCGGCCTTGAGGCCGTCGGCGTCGTCGGCAAGCGCGCCGGCCGCACTCTTGATGCCGTCGTAGGCGGTGGCCTTGGTGGCATTCTCGTCGGCCAGCTGCTCGGCGGCGGTCTTGTCGGCCGTCAGGGTTTTTACCTGCTTTTCCAGTGCTTCGATCTGTTCTTTGCTCACGTCGTCATCTCCCATCGTGGCTGACTTGGTAAATCGTGCCCCAGGCTGGGCGCCCAACCAGACCAGGCTGGTTTCCATCGCCTCGCCCGGTCCGTGCAACAGGCTCGCCTCGGTCTCCTTGTCGGCGCCGAGGATGCTGGTGCGCTTGCTTGCCCCGAATCCGATAGACACATCACCGGCAACGCCGGCATCCATGTCCGCC